TACCGCCGTCGCTGCTACTTGGCTAGCCGCTGTGCCTTTTTGTTCTGCTTGCCTGGCTACTTTCGAGACATCCTCTACCTCTTGCTTGGCTGCTCTCGCAACTTGCTCTGCCCGTTTGGCTGTATCCTGCGCTTCTGTCGCCCTCGTCACAGCACCTGTTGCCGTTACCTTGGATTCATTGGCTACACTAACGGCCGTAGATGCCTCTTGCTTGGCACCATTGGCTGTTGTGACCGCTGTTGCGGCTAAGCTCTTCGCTTCACGAGCATCGCTCGCCGCTGTATTCGCCAACACATTCGCCGCATCAGAGGTTTCCTTCGCTTCACTGGCTGTTTGTTTTGCAGCATCACAAGCACTCTTCGATTGTTGAGAAAGCGTCTGTGAGGCTTCTGCAAAACGCTTGGTTGCTTCTGATACAAGTTGTGCATTCTCTGCTATCGTCTTTGCAGAAGTAGCTGTTGTGACCGCTGTCGCTGCTGTTTGCGCTGCTTGTGTCGCTGTGTTAGAGGCTTGTGTGGATAGTTCTGTTGCTGTATTAGACGCTCCCTTTGCCTCATCGGCTACCCTTTTTGCCTGTTCCGAGACCTCTTTGGCTTGATCTGCTGTTTGCTTAGCTGTCTTGGCTATTCCTGTCGCTACTTCTGCCGCCTGCTTCGCCTGCGCCCCCTGCTCTGCTGTGGCAAATGCTTCATACTGGTAAACTGCTGCACTTCCCAATGACTGCGGCACAACAACTTTATCAACCGAAATGCCCTCTATGATTTCATCTTTTGTTGCTACGGGAAGTTGATAATCATGCTCATGATACGGGACACCCATAATCTTTCTTCCTTACATTATTTCAAGTGAATGTTTCCAACTGACACTGTTTGAGATCTTCTAGCTCCGCGCTTAACTCTCTCAAGCGGGCATCTATCGCGTGCAAAGAATCCCCAATCTCTGACTTCAAAACATCCTTCATAAGATCAACTATCCCATTAAGAGGGGCGTGTACCATGCGATCACCCGAATACAAAACAACGCGGATTTGTGACGGATCACTCATTTCTGATAGCGCAAACGGTTTTGATAACATTTTATAACCTCATGTCTTTATCCCAAATACAAGCGAAACATTAATCGGACGCGTTTCTTGACCCCCAAAACTCTCTGTCATAATCCTATGCTCATGAATGCCTAATTCTTGATCGGATCGTCTAGGTGTAGACAACATGAAAAACTTTTCTCTATATTTGATAAAAAATGGAGGTGAGAAAGAGTCTTCAGGCTGTACGGTTACTTCCTCTTCACCTGTGTCCGTTAGACTGTCAAATGCCCTCTCACACCTTTCCAAGGCATCCCCTGTCAAACCAGCACATTCTTCATCAAGAATTTCATAATCAACAATAATACTCCTCTTCATCCTCTTAAGCGGACCGTTAACAGAAGAGCTATCACGTTTGCGTCTCAAAGAACCTCGTACCGGATCAACAGTCCCAATTCTATGCTCATGGATTCTCAAAGAATAGTGTTGGGTGCTTGCAAAATGACGCCCTGGATCAACAGCCCCAAGGTAATCAAAGCCCCGTAAAAACATGCCTCGCAAATCTGGTATATTGAACGTTGTTACACCATCTCCATCCCCCCACAGAGTTCCAATGGTTGCAAAAAGATTACGATAATCCTTACGCGAATAAGCACTCCCATCACATAATAACCAACCATCAGGCAAATTTTCCATGGCAAAGCTCCCTATAAAACCTGAAGGTAAGCGCCTAAATTGAGAAATGCCTTTTATCATCGGATTGAGAAGCTGCCATCCGCTAATTTCCTCATCATACACGAGGGTAGAGATGCAGCCATTTTGGATTTCTCCTCCAATAAGGGGACGAATACCCGTTTCTGTCGCCTTGTAAACTGGTTTCCCCTCTAACCTATCAAGTGCAACCATGGTTGCTCCAAGGTTAGTGCCCTTCGCTTTAAACCGGACAACTATATCTTTCTTGTAGGCTAAAAATCGGAATTTGGTCTGAAGCGTAATCGCTGTCGTTTGTTGTTCTTCATTGACTATAAATGTGCTTTCAAGAACACCTCCAATAGCCGATAAATATTCTCTTACCCGTTGCATCATGGCACGTGCACTATTATTAACTGTATGGGGTGGCTGTCCCTCAGACCAATTGATAAAACTATCAGCGCCTGCATTTTCAGACGCTGTTAAAGACCAACTATAGATATCTGACATATTTGCCTCAGCTTTTTATCGCAAAAACAACCGTGACATTGATAGGACGAGTTTCACTCTCTCCATCCCTTAATGTTGCAATATGATGCGTATAATATTGATCAAGAGGCACTGCCAAAATATCATAGGCCTGCATGTTCTCTCTTCTTATTCCCGTAACGGCTTCAACTGCCGATTGCTTCTCTTCATCAAGTAAATGCCCCCACAGCATCGTGGCATCACCGTGCCAATGTTCCATTCCAGTTTCATTAAGATGCTTTGGAAAAAGCTCATGACCTTCATGCCTATGAGATTGAATGAAATCCTGTTGCACACTCGCAAAAGCCCGCCCCGGATCAACAGTGCCTCCACCATCAAAACCTCGTAAAAACATGCCTCGCAAATCTGGTATATTGAACGTTGTTACACCATCTCCATTTCCCCACGTCGTTCCTATCGCTGCAAATAGATCACTATAGCTCCTGCGTGAATAAGCACTCCCATCACACAATAACCAACCACTTGGAAGCGCTTGCATAGCAAAACTCCCTATAAAACCTGACGGATAAGGATTGCTTGTTAAACCTAGTTGTGACTTTGTTGGGGTTGGATTGAGAAGCTGCCATCCCGAAATTACTTCATCATAGACTAAGGTATAGATACATCCTTGTTGCATCTCATCGCCTGATAAAAGGGCAATACCAGCTTCTGTTACTTTGTAAACCTGTTTACCCGCTAGAGTATTGAGAGCTACCGTTGTTATACCAACATTTCTTCCTTTGGCTTTAAATCGTACAACTATATCTTTCTTGTATTCTAAAAATTGCGATTTGGTCTGGAGCCTAATAGCTGTCGTTTGTTGGGCTTGATTAACCGTAAAGGTACTTTCAATCGCACCACCCGTATCTGCCAAATACTCCCTAACCCGCTGCATCATTCCACGCGCACTATTGTTGATCGTGCTTGGCAATTGCCCTTCTGACCAATCAACCAAATCATCGGCGCGCGTGTTCTCCGACGCTCTAAGCGACCAATCATATATCGTTGACATCGTTGTGAATCCTAAATCTTGTAAAACGGGCCGTAAAACGCCCGCATAAATTGCTTCATCAAAGGATGAGCATCTTCTTCTGATGGCTTTTGCTGTGATGACAGCAAGACTCTTAAAAGTTCAAGCAGATTATCCCTCTTCCCAAATCCACCCCCTGGAGGAACATTGCTTCCAGCAACAACAGGGCTTGCACTATAAGGCTGCTGTCCACCATACATTTGCAACACCCTATTGGCAAAGTCACCAGCACGCATACCAGTATTTCCACCATTCAAACCAACCGCATTGCTGCCAACGATTTGTGCTGCATTGGCATGAGGGTTTTGAAGAAGCCGCGCGGCTCCCCCTGCTCCCTGTTGATGGGCTAAATACAATTCTGCTTCACTAGGCGCTCTTCCCAACACGCGGCTTAAATGGTTGCGATTGTCACGTGTCAATCTCCCCATCGCATCGGCTGCTTGCATGGGGTCAAACTTATCCTGCAAACCATATTGCTTGGCGGTACTGTCTATAAACTGATACAACCCACCAGCAGAGGAACGGGAATTTCTTGCATTGGGATTGCCGCCACTTTCAATCTGCGCAACACGATACAGATAGCTCTCAGGCAAACCATAACGCGCGGCAGATTGCCGTATCGCTTGCTCTATAGAAGGGCTATAACGGGTCATTTTGCGTACTCTATGGAAGCACGAGGACCTAGCCCTTTTGCTATAGCTCTAGAAACAATTTTCAAGCCTTCATCCGTTAGCACCCCTGCGTGATGCCACTTTAAAGCACTTTGAATCAATTGAGCAATCTCATTTCTCTCCATTCCTTTAACGCCAAAAGTTGCTAATTTTGCTATTCCACGCTCTAGCTCTTGTCTTGCTCGTACCGCTTCTGGTGCGTTCGGATGGGAAAATATATTGCGGGATAACTTACCCGCTTGAACCGGTATATCAGGAACACTGTGTGGAACACGAACACCATCAAAAACAGACAATTCAGGAGCTCCCCTAAATTCTGTAAAGCCTTTTTTGGCTGCATCAGAATAGAATTGCTCCTGATCGACTGCCTTCTTAAAAGCTGCAAACCGTTCAGCTCCTATGATCCTTTCAAGATTCTCAGATGCAAGATTTTGTTTTAAAAGATTAGAGAGTTCATTAATAGGGTCATCCTTTTTTCTCAACAGATCATCTAATGCATCTCTCATACCCATCTGATAGCTATTGTTTTTATCCGTCCAATTGCCTTTAGAAAGATTTTCCTTAACTGCATCCCTCTCAATACTCTTTTCAAGTTTTGTTCCAAGAGCTTGCCTACCTTTCTCAAAACTCTCTTCAAAACCTTTGTACTTTGCTGCACTATTACGCGCTGCTTGATAAGGAGGGGAGATCGCATCCATTATGTTGACCAAATCTTTTTTAAGTATTTGGTAGCCAGAAACCTTTTGGTTATCCCCAAGTCTCTTACTCTTCTCTATCAAGTCATCAAGAGACTGCTTGGTTTGATCTAACAACTCTACTGTGGGTTTATAGTTTAAACTGCTCAATTTTTTATCATAAAAGCGTTGAGGATTTGCTTTTAAGGGATGCTCTTCTAAGGCAGAGACAGCATCTTTGAGAGCTTTTTGAAAGCCTTTATTTTCAAAAATTTTATTAAGAGCTTCATAATGCTTTTCTCCTATTGGAGCGCGCCTTGCTTGTTCATAAAGATGATCATGCGCCTCTTTCCCTTGTTGTTTAAGCATCCTTTTTAAAGCATCACTATTCTGGTAGGAAGCAATTGTCTGATCCATCATATCATCAAGACGTTGAACAGAACCACCTAATCTTTTCTCATGGGCTTGTTTCAAAATATTATAAACATCTTTATTGGTTCTAGAGGAATTCCACAAAGCCTGTCGCAATTTTTCATTAATATCTGTCAAAAACACATCATGAGGTTCAAAGCTAAGGCGTTCAGTAATTTTTTTAGTGTTATCTTCATAAAGCTGCTTAGCAACTTCTCTCAAAGCTTTATTTGAAACTTCTTTACGAGCAGGATTAAAAATATTCCTCACAAGAGGAGGTGACTTTAAAGCATTTCCTACACCACGAACTGCCTTAGAAACCCCCATGCCTGCTAAAGAAGCAACCGGGCTTAAAACAGCTCCACCAACACCACCAGCTAACGCCGAGTTCACTGTATCATTGTAACCTTCTCCCGCACCAGAACCATGCAAAGCACCAGAACCGGCTCCCACAAGCATTCCCTTACCCAAACTTCCTAAAGTCGAACCTGCTCTTAAAAAATTTAATCCAGGGATAGCTAATGATGCTAATGTTGGTAAAATCGAACCCACAATATAAGCACCAGAAGACAACCAAGGATATTTCTTTTCCAAGGCTTTTTGGTAAGCACGTTCCTTTGCTACTCTTCTGTTATAGATCTCCTCAGCCTTTTGATCTCCCTTCCAATAATCCGTAAAACCTGCTTCATTCGCTGCCTGTATTTCATCGCTATAACCTGCCGTTAAACCAGATATGCCATGACTCTTTAGCGCATCCCACACTGTCAAATCTTTATCATCAAATAAAAAACTATCTTTTGTAGGTTGTGAATGAGAAGCCATACCATCATAATCTGAGACATCATCAACAAGAGGGGAATAAGGAATATAACCCGTTAGTTTTTTGCCTTGATGATCACGACGCTTCTTCACTGAAAACGTACTATCATAATCTGAGGCATCATCAATAATCGGCGAATAAGGAATATAACCCATCTCAAGCTCCCTTACGCCTTCTCTTACCATCTTCACCAATAAAGAAGGAACCTGGAGGCAATGCATCCTCTTGCTCTTTGCTCGTCACAACAGGCAAATGACTATATTCTTTCTTGATAACTGGAGTATGCGCCGATGATGCTGTAACTTGATGAACATTCTCTTCTGTCAATTTGGTGTGACGATCCTCTAGCAAAGCCAATACATTTGATTTCATCTTACCTAAAATCTCACGTATCTTCTTCAACCTAAACATCAACTCTTTGTCACCCAACTTATAGTCTATCTCTCCTAAATAGCTCTTTAAGATATCAAGCTCTTTTTCTGTAAGGTTTCCAAGACCAGAAGCACCATTGCGTGAATACCGTCTCATCGCTTCTAAACGGTCAATACCTATACGGTTTTTAATCGAGTTAAGCAGTGACTTCATATCACGGTGTTGAGGAACATTGAAAAAAGCTTGCCAATCAGCAAAATTTCCCGTAGCCCACGCACCATTTTCGTTCACGTAATTCATAAAACGTTCGATATCATTAAGCATATTATTGCTAATAGCTTCACTATTTTGAAGCTCTATCATTTCTCGTTGGCGGTCCAATTCTTCTTTAGAATTAAGACCATTACCGCCATTTATCTTTTGTACCAGGAACGCATTCAACGCATCTTTATTCCCAGCCATAAACCGGGCTTCTTCTTCACTGTACCCTTTAGATTTTAGATACTCGATCGTTTGATTAACCTGCTTCTTCTGTTCTCTTTCCATATCACCATGACGAAGATTCATCGCTGCATTCGCCAAGCTTTGGGCCATTGGTCCATCCGATGAGGCATAACCAATCGCATAATCCGATAGCCTCTGTAAAAACTCAGGATGACGCAATTGATCCCAAAAGCTCTGTTGAGAAGTAGAGCCTGGTTGTGATTGTACGAGCGGTACAGATCCCGTTTGTTCCGATTGTACAGTTGGAAGAGAGGATTCTGCTAACGCAACTTGTTGTGGTTGCAATGACTTCAAATCCGAAAGTGCATTGGGCAATGGTTCCATATCTTTAGTCAAACCTAATGGGTGCAGTTTTGAACCAACTGTCGCCATGGGTATAGAAGGAAATGAAGAGGATGCATTCGGTTGTATTTCCCGTGATCTCAAAGCAGAACTCACATTCGGTAAGGGCGGCATATCTTTCGCTAAACCGAACGGGTCCGGCTGTAAACCAACTGTACCAACAGCTGGAGAAGGTGTTAAATAAGGCAATCTATTCGCCTGTTGTTGTGCATTCTCCACCTGTTGATTTTGCAAGAGCACACGCGATGCCAATGGATCCATGGCGTACAGAGAATTAAGAAGTCTTGATAAAATGTTCTCGCTCTTATTTGCCATCACTTCCTCTCTCCCTATTTCCCCAAATAAGGGGCAACAAATTGACCAACACCGCCTAAAAGGCCTAGAACATTCTTCCAAGGATTGTTGCCTTGCATCAGGGAATTTGTACTGTTGTTGGTGGTTGTACCGTAATTGCCTGCAAATCCATGACCGGCGTTCATCAACATATTCAGTCTATTCCAACCGCTATTGTCTTGCTCCAGCCAGCGTTCGCGTTCAGCATCAGCAAGTCTTTGGTTGTAAGCATCAAGGAGTGAAGAGCCCTGTAAGGCATTGGAATAGGCATTACCGTATCCATGTAAGAAGTTATTCGCCGCCCCCAACTGGTTTTGATTAGAGTGATCAATCATCGCATTGGCATGCATCATATGCTGCAAATCTTGATTATACTGATCTGCCATAGCACGGGCATATACAGACCCGCTTCCCTTGCGCAACTCATCCTTATGATCAGGCGTTCCATAGCGACCAATCCCTGAGAAATATCTGTTAATTCTATTTTCTACCTCATCTAACCCTTCTTGAAGAACCTGACCAAAATACGAATTCCCTCCCATCAGACCACCAGACGCAATCCGCCCAAGATTACTTGCCGACACCGTCGGAGTGTTGATCAAATTCATCAGAGAATTGTTCTGATACTGGCTGGGAACGCTCCCAAGACCTCCAATAGCATGGGTGGTTGGAGCACTTAAAGGTGCAATACGTGGTCCGTTATAAACATTGCCACCAGCTCCTGAATTATAAAGACCAAGCGCATTCGTAGCACCCTGCTTAAAAATATTATCCACCCAAGAAGGGGGAGCACTCGTCTGTACCTGCCTTTGTTGCGTTTCAGTTGGTCGTTTACTCCCCATTTTATAAATCCTTCCGATAATAAATCATGTCTATGCCATAGCCTTGCTTATTGAGAGCCCGCTGCCATCCTAAACGTCCCAAAATCTCCATTTCATGGGCGCCATTCTCACGCGCCCAGTCCTCTGCAAATTTCAGATTATCAACCAAATCAAGAACGCCCTTCCCACTACATTCACAAATCAGCGCCCGCTTCTTGCCTAATGCCGTATATTGAAGTTGTGTCGTCACAGCCGCTAAAAAGCGCTCGTCATCATCCAAAATCAGCCATAATTGTTTCTTGCCACTGCAAATGGCTTCAATGAGCTCTTGCAAAGTCATTTCATGTTTAAAACGTTCTACATAACGACGAAAGGCTGCAAGGATCTCTTCAAGATAAGGTGCTATGCGCTCCTTATCCCAAGAAGAGGTTAAAAAAACTTTTGCCATTATCCTTTCCCTAAAAACCGTAAATCCACATGAAAGCCTGTGATATGCTTCCAAGGAACACCCTCAGGAATACGCAATTTAAAGCGGTGATAGCGATTGCGTGACCTCCCATGATAGGCGCCCGTCACAAAAGAACATATCCTTTCCTTATGCCATGTAATTGGCGTGTGATGATTACGAACTCCTCGTTCCCCTATACTCAAAAGCCCTTCTAGGGTATCCACCTGTGCAAACATCTTGGTGAGAAAGCTAAAGCTCCCATCCGTCGCCCCCATCTCTTGCGAAACAACAACCGCCTCCATAGGAGCTCCCGTAAACACAACAAGCCTCCTTTCACCATCAAAAGCACCAAGCATCGGCGCACCACTTTGCCAAATGGAACTGTCAAGAGAAGCGGGTAAGGTCTCAAGACTTGTCGAGATATTATCAAGTTGTTCTAACGTATAGCCTGTCGTGAACACTGGAAAAAAGCTTAAAGGCTCACCCTGAATTGTCGACCATTTCTGCAAACCCCAATCATAAACAAAGGTGGTTTGCTGGTTATTTCCACTCTTCAAAGACCAGTAAACACGATTATGGACAGGGTCTATCACTCCTTGCATCTCATCAAGAGCAAGCTTATCAAAATTGGTGAACACCGTTCGGTCAACCTTTTCAAACCCTATCGGGAAAAGCTGTCCATCCGAACCAATCTGATAAAAACCACCATCACCAGCAAAAAAGGCATCACTGCCAAAACAGGCAATGGCGCCAGCACTCCTCGCTCCACGTTTGTCATGTATCTTTTGAAAAAGAAAGGGCACTTTAGAGCCTAACATGAAGGAACCAGCATAAACAGCAGAACGTAGAAAAACCAGCGGATTGCTCGATCCTGTCGCACCCTGCACATATTCTCCATCATGAAAGTCATGATAATAACAATCTTTATCACCAATCGTCCAATGCGTGGCATCGTTCAAGCCTGACCAATGGATGCGATTGGGATTATCCGCAAGGTCCAGCAAACATAAAAAATCACCCCAAACCTTTACCAAACCTGCTTTCGGTGGATTGCCGCCTAAATCTGCAAACCGCTCTGAACTAACAATATTAAAAGCCTGGGGTTTATCATTTTTGTTCACCGCAAGAATGGTTTCCCCAAACAACGCAAAAGACCATTTGTTCTCCTCATTGGCTTGATATGTCACACCACTTTGGCTAATGTCTTTCCAACCCCGCGTTTGGCTCTCATAAAAATAAAGCTTTTGTGCGCCCCCTACGATAATTTTAACCCCATTGCCGGTTCTAAAAGCTATCGACCCCAAAGGCTTCTCTTCCAAAGCAGCAGAAATAACCGTCGCACTGGGCATCGGCAAATAACAACCATCCGCCGGCAAAACATTGACAAGCGTATCAGTAAAGTTGCTGTTTAAAACCGCAACATCCGGTCGGTAATCGGCTATCGGAAAAAAGGGCATTAGAAGTCCGTTGGCACTATGCTGGTGACGTTATGACGCTTTGAAGTCTCTGCACGCAATTCATGCAATTGCTCTTGAAAATCATTATAAGCTGCTGTTGCACAATCAGGCTCTTTCAGAATATTCTTGTATAATTCATATTTGGCGCGTGCTTTAATCAGATCAAAGCCATGAACAAACCATGGGTGCTCTTGATGCATATCCTCAACTTCTTCCAAACGCATCGGAGAGAGAATAAGCTGGACCTGATAAGCAGCATCCGGAATCGGATAAAGATGAAGTTTCTTATCAAAATAACTGTAACAAACCGGCGTTCCTTGCTGTCCTGACGACAACAAAGGTTCTAAGGAAAAAGCGCTTCTCTTCTCTAAGGCAAACTTATTGTTCCCTGAATGAAGAAAAACACCTTTGATGGTAATCGCTGTTTCAATATGTGGTGTATCAGAAGCATCATAGACCCCCTTTCCTGCTCGTGTTGTAAACACCACCTCCCGGCTTTCGTTAAAGAAAAAACTCTCCCTCTCACAAAAACGAACCGCACAAAAAATACTCTCCTGAATTTGACGAACATACTCATCCGTAATGTCATCAATCTCATCCTGGATCACAGACACAAGATGGGCTAATGTGCCTCTATGACGAAAAACCTCTGCCTTCTCTTGTGTCGGTCCTCCCGTCTTGATCCTTATATAATGACGCGACATGAAAACACCTTTCAGTAAAAAACTTCCCTTGATATATCATCATCTGTGCATTATAGTGCACTAATGGTATTCATTCATAAAACGATGGAATTTGATAATTGGCTTAAGAAACTCAAAGATAAAAACGCTAAAGCTATTATTCTTCAGCGTGTTGTACGCTTAAAACAAGGTCTTTTTGGTGATGTTAAATTTTTTAGTGGCATAGGTGAATTGCGTATCCATTATGGTGCTGGTTACAGAATTTATTTTATCCAAAAAGGTTCTGATTTTATCCTTTTGCTATGTGGTGGAGATAAATCAACCCAGCAAAAAGATATTGAACAAGCATTAAAGTTAAAAAAAGAGTACAGTGATGAAAATAACCCCATTTAAACCAGAAAAATATCTTCAAGACATTGAATCACAACAAACATTTCTCAATGAAGCCTTCAAAACAGGAGATGCTGCTCATATAGCAGATGCCATTGGTATTGTTGCTAGAGCCCAAAATATGCGTGCCTTAGCAAAAGAAACCAATCGCGCACACAGTGGTTTATACCGCTCTTTAAGCAAAACGGGTGACCCTAAGCTCTCTACCTTAGTTGCTGTCTTATCTGCTCTTAATTTGCAACTGAGTGTACAATCTCCTGCTCCATAAACCATGAGAAGAGTTAAACTCTTCCCCTTCAATTTCAGTGATTTGTCACAAACTCAACAACCACTGTGGCTTCACCGGAATCAACAGATTTATCCATTTTGGCATAAAGAGTAAGTTCTTGGTCATAAGGGACAAATTCCTTTTGATTGCTGGGCTTGACCTCTTTGACTGCTTGTTGTTTGATTTCCGCTTCACCAAACTCAGTACCTCCAGCAGTGCTGCCTATTTTTACCTTCGTGTCCGAAAATGCTGTCTTAACAAACACCTTGATTGAAGTGATTAAAGCGCCTCGAGGTAAAGTGCCTATTTTCAGAGCATTTTCTTTGTCTTGATAGCTAAAATTAAGACGTAAAAAGCTTACTTGCTGGGTATGAAGGCTTCTCCCCTGTAATGGTTGTGGTAATTTATTTGCCATTTCTTATTCTTTCTTTCAGTGATTTGTCACAAATTCAACAACCACAGTTGCCTGACCAGACGCGACTTCTTTATCTGCTGTGGCATAAAGTGTGCACTCTTCATCATCAGGAACGAATTCCTTTTGATTATTTATTGTGACCGTTTTAACACCGGCTTCTTTGATTTCAGATTCTCCAAATTCACTCCCTCCAGCAGCACTCCCAATCTTTAATTTGGCATCTGTAAAAGCTGTCTTGATAAACACTTTCATTGACGTAATCAGTGCTCCACGCGGCAAGGTTCCTATTTTCAAGCTCTGTTTTTTGGCTTCATGGGTAAAATTAAGTCGTAAAAAACTCACTTGCTGCGTATGAAGACTTCTCCCCTGCAATGGTTGTGGTAATTCATTTGCCATTTCTTATTCTTTCTTTCAGTGATTTGTCACAAATTGAACAACGATAACACACTTACCAACCTGAACCTTTTTATCTGCTTTAGCATACAAAGTAAGCTCCTTGCTGTCTGAAACAAAAGCCTTTTGATCAGTTGGTGTAAAGTCTTGTGTACTCTGTGTTTTGACGTCTTTTTCGCCAAACTCTTTTCCTGTCGCAGTGCTCCCAATCTGTAACTTGGCATCTGTAAAAGCCGTCTCGACAAAAGCTTTAATCGAGGTGATCAATGCTCCACGAGGCAGGGTACCTATTTTTACGCTATGATCTGTATCGTGGTAGGTAAAATTAAGCCGCAAGAAACTCACCTGTTGGGTATGAAGATTCCTCCCCTGTAGTGGAGGTGGTAATTGATCTGCCATGTCTTTTTTCCCCTCCCATGATTACGCTGCTGCTTCACCGCTGTAGGTAGGAATGACAATGGTTCCAAAATCTTGCGCTGTTTGCGCGCTATTTGGCATTTGGAAACGGGTTTTCTTCATACCTATGAGAGTTTTGGCGCATACGCCAAGTTCACGTTTATAATCAAAATACTCTTCATTGAGGGTGTAATGCGTTGCACTGTGATTTTTGCCAAAACCAATAACCGCACTTTGTGCACCTAAGAACACTGCACGACGGACACTCTTTACCGCTGTATGATCTGTCGATTTTACACCATGAGTGAGATGGATCGCTTCGCGTAAAACAACGCCATTATACATGCCAAGAGAGCCATCAAAGATTGGGTTCTTTGCGCGAGAAGTCGCATAAACCGATTTTTGTATATCTAACCACTCACCAGCGGCTGTATTGGTGCGCAATTGCATGACTTGTGTTGGATGCAAATACAAAACATAAACATCATCACCATTGATATGGACCGGAGAAATTTGCGGATTGGCAAGCTTGGCTTGTTTAACTGCTTCATCAATCAATTTAAGACTAAAGCTATGTTTGGCTTTATCGGTAAGCTCTTCATCCTTGGTTTTACCATCCGGCCGAATAATACGTTCACTGCTTGGTGCCATGATCGGATTAAAGCCATAATGAACCGGTTTAATGTAGACTTCTCGACCATCAACACTGATCGTACGCGCTGTATAACCACATACCTGAAGAAAAAACATGATGCTTAAACGATGTGCATACCAGCGAACCAAGCCTTCTTTAGCTTTCTTATGTAAATTCGGAAGTATTCTCTGTTGGTCAATTGAATCATCATTTGCCACCCGCACTGCATGTAAGAGCTCGTTAATCACCAACCGATCATTCATAAATTGAAGTGCTTCTTCATTGCCTTCAAGCGTTTCTCCCTGTGTAACACCATCCCCAAAAAGATTCACAAGCAAACTAAATGTGACACTATCCCCTGCACTCTTATGGGTTTCGTTATAAAGCTGGATAATGCTATTCGAACTTTTGCCAATCAGAGGAGCAATTTTCGTCGCTTTCAAAACTTCATTGCTTAATTTCTGTGACCACAATTTCACCGCTTGCGGATCATGGGTTCCTATGTGTGTTGTTGCCATTTTTTGTTTCACCTTTCTTTGCTATAAAAAAACCGGCTTAAAGCCGGTGGAAAACCCGCATCAAAAGCGGATTATGTTGTAAAACTTATACCTCATCAGGGTCTGCACCCATAATTTCATAAAAACGGGCTTCATTTTTCGGATTGGATATCCAAGTGTTGAATTCTTTCTCGGACATATTGGCAAGTGTTTCTTTGGTCATAGGACCTGTCACGCCTCCTCCACCAGATGCCGTTAAGGTTCTCGCAGAATTCTGCCTACTCTGAAGCGCTTCTATCTGATTGTTGGCTTGTATCGCTTGGTTTTGATAGCCAAGATTTTGCGCTATTCTATAAATCTCTTCTGCCGGATTGAGGTCTCTTTGTGCACAAGTCGCTACAAGCGCATGCAATTGATCTCTTATAATCGCATCTATTGTGTTTTGGTCTGCATACTCAGGATAAAGTGACGACCAAGATCTTAATTCCTTTGCACGCGTCTCATAAAGAAAATTTGCCGCCGCATCAAAATCACTGGATTTATTTTGAAATGACTTAACAGAATTGTTGAAAAACTGACCAAGACGCATATCATGCTGCTGCTGTTCCTCAGCTTGTCTTAGAGCTTCTTTCTGTTCCCTAATATACGCATCTTGCTTTTGAATCCTATCTAACATCCACGTCACTAAGCGAACAGGGTCCTCACGTGGATCTGGTGGAGCACTTTCTTCTTCAACTTTCGGCGTTTGGAATTGTGCTTCGTAAAACTTGACAAGTTCTTCACGCGCTTTCTTGGTTTGTTCTACAACGCGCTGCTGCTCTATACTAGGAACGATTTCTGAAGGCTTTTCAACGGGCTCTGCAACCGGCTCTGGAGGTGTCGCATCAGGACTCTCAACCGTTTCGACCTCGTAATCGCTCTCAAAAGAGCTCTCATCATCAAAGACCGGTGCTCCACCTCTGTAATCTTCATTCATACCTTCATTCAATTCTGCATTCATTCTCTAACCTCTCTCAAATGCTTCTTCCTCGATAAGTTGCCGCTCTTTCACGCATGATCTGATTTTGCGCTTGCTCATTGACAATGCGCTGCCGTTCAAGTTCATGGCGTTGTTGCATCATTTCTGCTTCCAGTTCCGCCCTTTTTTGACGCATGAACAGGTCAATCTGCTTGGCTTGTAAATCTAACTGTTGCATCTGAGCTTTTGCCGCAATGTCCTGCTGCTTAGCTTGCAAATTCATTTGCTGCTCAGGATCCAACTGCTGTTCTTGTTGTGCCATTTGTTGCTGCTGTTGAAACTTCTCACTGATACGATTAAGCAATGATGCCGGCAAGGGTGAATAACGAAGCAAATCAAGCATGATATCCGGTGTAACAGCATTTTGAAGCAACGGTAACAGCTGGGTAATGATACCAAAGGTACGTTCTTTCTCATTGGGGCTGGTTGGTGCATCATCAACGACAATGTCATAATCTACACTCATCACCGCTTCACGCGTCAACGGAATATATTGCGCATTTTCCTCTCCGGAAATGCGTACCAAACGACCATCAGACAAGTAATTCTGTATAAGGTATAAAATAATCTTACCCTGCCTTTTGCGATACAAACGTAAACCATCAAACAGACAAGCTAAGAGATTAAGACTGGATTGACGCCTTTGTGCTTCTAAAATACCCGCTTGTGTTACTTCTCTTGTGCCAATAAACTCAGGCGATAAACCTGTAACCTGACTAATTGCCTCTTTGGCTTCATTAAATAACTGGAAAAAACCCGCTGGAAATTGTGCAACAGGCTTTGGTTGTATTTTACCTGCAGCGAGTGAACCAGGTTTAAGCATCGTAATACTATCTGCTCTCGTCCAACTTCTTACCGCATCCCTCTCATCCTCAAAAGCACCTCGTTCTGCCATAATCCCCCCCTTGGATTGGCTATTGAGAATGTTCATTACCTGACTAAAATATTTATTTGCCCACCGTTGTGGATCTTTTGTGGGACGCACAACCCCATAAAACTGCCGATTGATCTTATCAAAATAACCGGTAATACACTCCCAACCCAATTGTCCCGTAGGAACCAAAGGTTGATCAGGAGATTCAAGCAATTTCCTCCCTAAAAAAGCACGTCTGACAACCTTTTTATTAAACTGCACCCCTTGAATATCAGGCATCATACATTGAAGCTGTTCAAACTCTTGCTTACTGTAATCACGAAGTTCACCCGTTTCTAAATCAGGAGCCTTGTAATAAAC